ACCTGTAATATTATTTTTTATTTTACTTTGCTTAATATTCCTTCGTAACTCTTGATAATACAGCGCAATATCTTTAAGCTTCTTTGCAAAGTAAGGTATTGAAATTATAAGGTCGCGTCGGTTGCTTAAGTCAATTTTATTATACCACTCTAATACTATTTCTTTAGAATAAAAAGTCTGTATTTGACTCAAAAACGTTAAAAACCGCTCTTGTAATTGAAAGAGTTGAGTTGTTTTATTTGTTTGATTTTTAGTATACCAATCAATAAGATAGGTATTATACTGAGCTAATTCTTGCTCAGGCAAGACCCCTGTGTGTGAACCGTACCATTCCTGAAAATTAAATGGTGCGTTTTGATCTGCGTTTCTTGCGACCAAAACCGGGGAAGCATATTTTGTTAGTATTTTGTTTGTTTGGTTCACTCTACTGATATTTATTTAGTAGTATCAAAACTAACAAATAAATATTTTGTTAATAGTACACTAAATACTGTTTCCACCACACCGTTATCTTTATACCAGTCGTTTAAGTCGTGTGTCACGGTAGTGTACTGGCTTTCCCAATCTATAACATTATTATACCATTGTTTTGTGGGGTTGGGCACAGTTTTAAGCCTAATTACTTTGTATTTCGAAGTAAATTCAATAATTTCTTCGTTATAAAGAAAATCTATAAGATCGCCTAGTTTATATTGAGTGGTTATATCATATAGATCTCCCTGTACAACTCGTACCTGTAGGGAATTTATAACAGGCGCAGTTATAGCTAAATGCTCACCTGTGTATGTATTAATAATACCAAGAGACTCACCCTCGTTTATTATACTTTGTCTGGTCAACGGCGTCGCAGTAATTGTCAAAGAGAATTGATCTTTATCGGGTATACCTACGAATTCAACAACAATATTATTAGAATCTAAAGTTTGGAATGTGTATGTTAAGGTTCCAAGATCTAAATTAAGTAAGTATACTTCAAGGTCGTACTCAACTGTACCGAGTCCATGATTTATTGTAAATATGCGTGTTTTACCGTCTCCTATAATAGCAGTGTATTGGTTATTAATGTTTTCTTCAGTAAGCGGTATACGCGAAAAACCTATTAAATTTGCACGAGGTATAGAAAATATATCAAGCATACGTTGTATTTCGCATGGTATATTTGTATTAAATACATTTACTTTAACATCCAACATTGCTGCTAGAGACTGTAATTGATTAATATTACATGTCTCAATATCAGATGTATTACTTAAAAAATTTGCAATGCGTTCGTACACTTTTACACCAATATTATCATATGTATATGTATCGTCACCTACTATTGATTTAAGAAACCGCTCTCTTAACACACCATAATCTTGCATATATTCCGGTAACATTAATGAATTAATATAATCAGACATATTAAAGCTTTCATTAACGCGCCGTATCATATAGGGATTATTGTGTATATCAATAATATTAAAGACCTCACTTGAACCTGTTACTGTATATGTAACAGGTGTTTTTGCGTATTTTTGATACCATCTATTACCTGTGAAATCACCGTTGGCGTTTAAGCTCTTCGTGCCAGCGTGAGTATATTCTGCTACGCTATTATTAGCAGTTACAAAATGACTTATATGAGTATGTGGATTAACAGTAACAGTTGTTACTCCTGATAATTGTGTTGTTGTTAAGTAATCTGGATCAGCATAGAAACAGTGCACATTATTATACACACTGTCTAACACCCACAGTCTACTATGAACATCAACCGCAATACCTCCGATCTCTTCATTAATCCGCGCAGCGGGATTACTGTATAATTTAGTTATATAATTAAAAGTGCCATTGTTATTAAGATTCCATGACTGTATTTTTTTTGTATCAGTATTAAAATAACCTATATTTCGCAGACCATGAACAAACCATAGATTGCTTTTTCGATCTATAGTTAAGTGTGATATATTTTTGCAGTCTAGATCAACTTGTTCAATTAGCCCCGCATCTTGATTAAGATGTATTGCGTAACTATCATCCCTGTTAATAACTACACCTGTTGTTGATATATCGCTACCATAAACCGACAGCCATATATTATTGTCATAATCAACAACAATACCAGTGCAGGTTCGCCTTGAGCCTAATTCATATACTGCTACTTGTTTTCCTACGGAGTTATACTTAACAACACAGTTATCAAGGACGCTGTTGTAAGCAACCCATATGTTATCGCTTGAATCAGTTTCTATTACTGGTGATTTGTAATTATAATCCCCGTCAAACTGTGAGTCTTTGTTAAAATGTAACATAGGTACAGCAGACGCGATCAAATTAAAATCTGGATCAAATTTTAATATATCATATTTATTAAATAATGAGACCCATATATTTCGTTTGCTATCTATTGATAAACCTATTGGTCCTATATTTTGGGTTAAAGCGTCGTAAGTAACAACACTACTTAGTTGTAATGTTTTAATTTTTGTGTGATCGTTTGCAACACGATAGACACAGTCAAGGTTTGAATCTATAACTACAACTGTTGAAGGTATACTGTTACTTGGTTCACCGGGGTCAACAGCAATCGAATGTATACCCGTCTCTCCTGTAATTTGGTAATTATAACCTGTGTATTTTTTTGTGTAGCTGCAATTTGATGTTTTTATTGTACCTATAATAGTCTTATCGAGACATGCTTGTGTGGTTGTGTCGAGTGTTGCGGGATACGGCACAAGCTTGATTTCTGTAAGTTTTTGCTCTAGGTTATTACCCAGCCACGCAGTGGGCCGCGGCGCGTAGCGTATTGGGTATGCAAATTCTTTTAAATTAAGAGAATCTTCAGCTTCATGGTCTATTACATCTAACTCACAAGTGAGTAACACATTATTACTTGTAAGTTGTGGTGTCAATGTTGTAAATATATAACCACCGCTTCTTACACCTTCAGAATCAGTTTTTTTGAAATTTAAATAACCCGGCGGTTCATAAAAATCGCTGGGTATTTCACTAAAAAATTCTATACCGTTTTCATTCACTGATGACGACAGCATCTTAATAGTTACTGGTGAATCTGCTAGGTTATTAATATCTGGGTAACTAAAAGCTATACCGGTATCAGCTTTAACTGTATGTGCTGTTTCATTAACACGAGCTGTTATTAAAAACGGCATATCACACCCTGATAACTGAATGGGTATTTGTTCCGTAACTAAATTAGCGTTTAATTTAAGGGACCCTACAGGTAAGTAATTTACCTGCCAAGCAATAGTTGCTGTACAAACTTCGCTATTCGCAAAACTCTTATAGTTATAAATATAACTATCTTGTATATTTGTAAATGCACTTGTTTGTAGAGTTGCAGTCAAAAGAAGTGGGTTGTTTTTATGCGGCACACCAACAAACATATCATCTTGAAACATAAAAACAGCTGACCCTACTTGCGCAAATGTTACTGTATTATTATATTCATTGTATGTAGTAAGCGGTAGTGTTTCGCACCGTACACTCTCAACGCTATTATAATGTGTATCAAGAAACGTCCATTTGGGTATAAGGCTGTTCCATAGATTATCTTTAATTGTATGCGCGGGTAAGGACTTACTGTTTGTAGCATGCAAATTGACATACAAATCAACATCAACCTGTGAACACGTCACACTCACAACAAACAAATCTGATGGCTTACCAGGGTCGGCATATTCTGAGGGTATTTGTGTGAAAAGTACAGCGTCGCGAATCTTTAACGCAACATTAACCTGTAGTTTTAATACATATTTATTACCCTCAATATCTACAGAGTTATATGTCACCGTGAAATCACCATGTGATCTGTATATGTGAGACACTTGCTCAACGCCTTCATACACAGTACCGTCTCCCATGTCCCAAAAACGACGAAGCATAACTTGTGTAACATCTACTTCTTTTACATTAAAAGGAGTAATGTGAGCATAACCTGTTAATGTACTCGATGTTATGTTCATACAACTTCGATCTTACTTGTAAGTGCACCGAGATCAAATAAATAAGGGAACTGAAAATCTGCAAGTTTATGACTACCTAGTGTATTAACACGATCTGCTGCACCAAAAGAATTGTTCCATATAAAAAATCCTAGCCCACCAAATGTTATTGATGGGTCATCAACCCTGTACATAGACACACGGTCAATCCCTGTTATATCGAGAATACGTTGCTCTATAGCTCTGCTATTAATTGTTTGCCCGAGTGTACAATTGTCATGATCAAAATAATCACTAAAAATTTGAATAATATCTGCAATTAATGAATCATTTGATCTTTTATTATTTGGGCTTTTATTTATACGTATTTTTGTTTGTGTGTGTAAATTTACTGTAAAGTTTTCAGTGTTACTAATTAAACCAACTGCGCATGCAATATACACTGGGTCAACAAACACTGTTTGTGTGGTTAATATTTTTACTTGATCAACAGCAATTTTTATTAATTGTTTTTGTTGTGGGAGTAAGTATGTAATACTATTCCCGAACGCTTTAGGTACGACAACTATATACACATTATTGAAATTACAAGATGTGCCAAATAACACCTGATTGTACAATGCACGTGTATTAAGAGAAGGGGTAGTAAGACCCAAGTCATAATAATACTTCATATATTCAGCCATATACGATGTATTATTCATCACATACACATCTGAAATAATATTACTGAAATTTATTTTAGTGAAATTAGCATATTCTTTTTCTGTTGTGAGTTTATATTGGCTACGAAAAGCAGCTGGAGCTGAAGACTTAATATCTTCAACAGTTTCGTGCTCTCTCGGTAGAGTTGATCCAGTGTTATTGTATACACTACAATATGATACTTTTTTGTCTATTAATATATTAGAACCTATATCAGTATTATATATACTCGTTATAATATCTCTATACGCCGTGGTGTTAAAAAATGATAAAGGTGTTGCCGTAGGCACGTCTGAACCAAACGCACCGCTTCCAACTACACCGCTTTCACCATCGCTGACGAGATAATATATACGGATTATATCACTTTTTCGTAACTGCTTGGCATTAATATTATCACCGAATTTAAATTCATATAACTTATCACCGTTCAACCGCATTTCGTATTTCCTAGTCTGTCCATTTTCGAGGTATAAATTTGCGGCTTTTTCGTATTGAGTCCAAGTATTATCACTATACACATATACATGTATATTGTGATGATCTATTTTAAGCGCTTTATCAACAGCTAATAAAATTGTTTCGTTTGCTTCGCCTAATGCAATATACGGTGAATATTCACGAAAACGGCCTTGGTATAGAAAGCGATCATTTGTACCGATAGACTGAGGCTCTTGTGATGTATCCCTATTAAAAAATATATCGCTATTTAAACTGTAAGAAATATTATTAATAGTTATATAACTATATCTAGGTAGTACGTATGTACTATTGTTTATTAATTGCAAGCCAGTAGGCTCTGATACATTCAAATAATATGCAAGTAAACTGGTTTGGTAACCGATAGGATTATAATCAAGCAATTTTACTATACGGTTAACGTTTTCATACAGCTGCGCTTCAGTAAACATTGATTCTGTTGCTGTACGATTGAGGTAAAAAATAAGAGTGTGGAAAGAATAAGCAATTATATCAATAATACTTGCAAGATTACTGCCTACAAAATTTTGGTCTGTGTACACACCACTGGTATTAAGCTTATCAAGTATTAATTGGCGCAATGTTAAGGCGTCAAAAGCTAAATACGTATCTTTTGTAAGCGGGTAATTATTAGGTGGTTGTTCAGACTGCATACGTGGTATTGTATTTAATTATAATTGTTGATTGCGTCGTTTGTTGACAATAACATAAATTCTTGCACATTATTTTGATGTGTTAATAACATATTAGTAGACAACAGAGAGCCTGTAGCGTTATTTCTAATAGTAATAATAGCAGAAAGAAGATTCTGATCAAGATCTACAGTGACATCTGTATTAACCACAGTAACTCTTGGTTCAAATCGCTCAATGGCTCTATTTATTGCTGTTCCTAATGAATTACCAGTCATTTGAGTAAGAGGCATAAAAAGAAACCGTCTAATATCTGTGCCGTACTCAGGGAACAAAAAACGCTCGCCTGGCGACGTGTTAAATAGATTAAATAACGAGTTTAATATAGCTTCATTATCTTTACTAACAGCGAGATCTGTTTGTTTAATAAGGTGTTTTGTTATATTACCTAATCCGGTAGTGCTATACATTAAATCTAATTTTAAATCTTTGTAGACATAGTCTTTTTCAACTATCTTTGCAGCTGTTTCGAATTGTGGTATCTTTATAGCCATAATACTATATGTATTTAGTGCTAAAATGTCAAACAGAGCATAAATAATTGTACAATATGAGCAATCGGTTTAACAAGCTTCTTAAAGAGTATCTCGATCAATACGACAGCGTAGTTTTTGAGAAAAAAGAAAATTTAATTTCGCGTAATATTAGAACTCACGACCGTGTTAAATTCACTAAAAATGCTCTTCAACATGATTTTTTTAAAAATAAAGCAGCGGGGTTAATAGAACTAATTAAAAACTGTATGGACCCTAAATTTGGGTACAACCTCAAAGTTGGAGCAACTAAAAACACTCACCCTACATACCAAGCAGCAGAAATAGACGTACCCGCTGACCAGTATGTTGATGTATATATTGAGTATGCTCCACAATCTTGTCAGTGGACAAACCCTATTACTGTACCTCTTGATGTAATTGAGTTACAAGATGACGGTATAAATCATTCACCAATTGCAGATAATATAAAGTATAAAAGCAAAGACAACGGCACACCGCAAGAAATAAACCATCAATCTAGCGCTAAATTTGATACAAACCTTATCAATAAGAACAAATCAATACAAGGCGGTACAAAGTGGGATGATACTAAACCCGGTTCAGGTAACCAACCAAAAAAAGACTACGGTTCTAAATAGGTTATTCTAGAATTTCTGCAAATGTGACTTATAATACACACTATACCTATCTACCAATGACAAACATTTTATGAGCGAAGCAAATATCAACGTTAAAAAGAGGAACGGTTCGAGTGAGCCACTAGATCTTGACAAAATTAACAAAGTTGTTAACTGGGCAATTGAAGATCTTAGTAACGTCAGCCTTTCAGATATAGCAATAAATGCTAAACTGAATTTTGTTGATGGAGTTACAACACGCGAAGTACATAGTGCACTTATTGATTCTGCTTCAAATCTTATCAGTCTTGACAATCCTGAATACCAGTACGCTGCAGGACGGTTGCTTAACTATCAACTACGCAAAGATGTATGGGGCGGCAAGCACGCGCCGCGTTTACTTGATGTTATTAAAAGCGGTATCACCAATCAAATATACAGTAATAGCATATTAATATCTTACACTGAAGAAGAAATTAATAAACTGGGGGAATATATTGATCATGACCGAGATTTTAATTTTACGTTTGCAGGTATTAAACAGTTGTGTGATAAATATTTGATTAAGAACCGTGTTACAAATCAAATATTTGAAACACCTCAGTTTGCATATATGCTAATTGCAATGACAGGTTTTTTGTCGTACGAGCAATCTATTAGGGTTACGTATGTTAAGAAATTTTACGACGCGATTTCAAAACATAAGATTAATCTACCTACCCCTATCATGTCAGGGTTAAGAACGAACTTAAAAAGCTATGCTAGCTGCTGTTTGATCGGTGTTGATGATACAAAGGAATCAATCACAGCAAGCGGTACAGCGGTGTCTATTGCGACAGCAAGCCGATGTGGTATTGGTATTGATGTATCGCGTATACGTGCGATAGGATCAGGGGTTAAGGGAGGAGAGATAGTACATACTGGACTAATACCGTTTTTGAAAATTTATGAAGCGTCGGTAAAAGCCTGGCAACAAAACTCCATAAGAGGTGGTTCAGCTACAGTAAATGTACAGTGGTGGCACTATGAAATAGCAGATATTGTTGTTCTTAAGAATAATGCAGGCACTGATGATAACCGTGTACGTAAGCTTGATTACACAGTTGGTATGTCTAAGCTCTTTTACGACCGCGTCATTAAAAACGAAAACATTACGCTTTTTAACCCACACGAGGTAACGGATTTGTATGACGCATGGGGCACAGAACGATTTGATGAATTGTATGCAGCTAAAGAAAATGACAGTAGTATTACAATGAAGCAAGTGATTTCTGCAAGAAAACTATTCTCTTTAATTGTTAAAGAGCGTGTTGAAACAGGTAGAATATATATTATGAACGTCGATACTGCAAACGAACACGGTGCGTGGTTGGATACAGTGACTATGACAAATCTTTGCACAGAAATTTTTCACCCATATATACCGTTGAAGGATTTTCATGATAAAGACGCAGAAATAGGTATGTGTATTTTAAGTGCTGTAAATGTACTCGAAATTAAAAACTTTAATGAATTAGAACGTGTGTGTGATTTAATAATTCGTTTTCTTGATGAAATTATTGAGAACCAAGAATATTTTAATACAGCTGCTGAAAATTTTGCTAAAAAACGCAGAAGCTTAGGGGTTGGTATAACAAATCTTGCGGCACTGCTTGCTAGAAACGGCTTAAAATACTCAGATGCAGAAGCACCGAATTTTGTAGATGAATGGATAGAACATCTACAGTATTTCTTATTAAAATCAAGTGTCGCTCTTGCGAAAGAAAAAGGCAAATGCGAGAAGTTTAATCGCACAAAATACTCTAAAGGCATTCTGCCTATTGACACCTACAAGAAATTTATAAACGAATTTATAACACGCCCTCTATCATGCGACTGGGAGAGCCTAAGAGCAGATATTAAAGAGCATGGCCTACGTCACTCTACTGTATCAGGGTTTATGCCATGTGAGTCAAGTTCAGCTATTCAAAGCTCTACTAACGGGGTAGAACCCGTACGCTCATTACTGACATATAAAACGTCAAAAATGGGTAAACTGCCAGTTTTAGCTCCTAATGGCAAAAAATGGACATATGAACTTGCATTTAATTTACAAGATAATATCGGTTTGATTAATATTAATGCTGCTATCCAGAAATACTGTGATATGGCTATTAGTACAAATTTATATTACAATTATGCGCATTACGAAAACGGTTCACTACCGGACTCTAAAGTAATGAAAGAGATTATGTATGCGTACAAAGTCGGCTTAGTAAGTCTTTATTACAATAACACCGACGATGGGGATAAAGAACAATTAACATCTGATGAAAATAATGATTGCGCTGGCGGTGCTTGTAAATTATAATATAATATAATATACACTCTATGAAATCTGTACTTAATATTAAAAATGTTGATCACACTAAACAACCACTTTTTTTTGGTGAAGACTTAAGTTTGCAGCGATACGATAAATTTAAGTATCCTGTATTTTTTGAGCTATTTAAAAAACAGGAAGAGTTTTTTTGGTGGCCTCACGAAATATCTCTTCAAAAAGACAGAGGTGATTATGCAAGATTAACAGACCTTGAACGGTTTGTATTTGATACAAATTTACGTTTTCAGATATTAGGTGATTCAATGCTGAGTAGGTCTATACATCAACTAAAAAGCTTTGTAACAAACCCTGAGCTCGAAATTTGTATGAATACATGGTCTCGTTTTGAAGGTATCCATAGTTATTCTTATTCTTATCTTCTTAATAATGTTTATCCTGACCCTACTGCGTTTTTTGATAGCATCATTGAAGATAAAGAAATTGTATCAAGAGCAGAATTAATTAGAAGTAATTACGACAAAATTATTGGCGCTCCTACAAATGATATTAAAGATAACATTTTTAACTGTATTTTAGCTACAAATGTTATGGAAGGTCTTGTGTTTTATGTATCGTTTGCATGCTCGTTTTATTTCGGTTATAGAGGCAAAATGGAGGGCAATGCTAAGATTATTAAATTTATTCAACGTGACGAATCTCAGCACTTTGCAATTACACAAAATTTACTTAAAATTTTACGTGATCAAGATTGCGAAGGGTTTAAAGAAGTAGTAAAGCGTAACGAAGAAAAAGTGTATGCAATGTATGAACAGGCTGTAAAGAACGAGATTGAATGGGCTGAATACTTGTTCAGCAAAGGCGGCTTGCTTGGATTAAACACTGACGTACTCGCTGGGTACACCAAGTGGCTTGGTGATAATAGATTACGCTCTCTCGGTTACAGAAAAATCTTTAATCAAAAAGAAAACCCTATTGCAGGGTGGCTTGATGGTTATCTCGATAGCAGTAAAGTGCAAACTGCCAACCAAGAAACAGAGCAGGGCTCCTATAAAGTAGGAGCCCGTAACACTGATGTTTCAGATGAAGCATTTGATGGCTTTAATCTCTAACGCACTAACTCACCGCCATCTTCATCGTCATCATCGCTCTCAGGCGACCATTCTGAATCATATTCAGACTCTACACCGTGGTTGTTGTGATCGTCTAAAGCTTGTTGATACTCTGACGCTAAACGCAGAATATGGCGCTTAGCGCTAGGGGTATTATTTAATATATCACGTACCTCATCGTTAGATGTGTCGGCAGAATATATTTTTGTAATAACTGGCAAGAGCATTTCAACTTTACCGTCAAGCATACTTAAAAGATTCTGTCTAAACTTAGCTGCTAGAGGGCCGCCACCAGTTAGATGATATACTTCATCGTTAATAGTGCCCCCCTGATCTTCGGGGCCGTGTAGACCAATAAAATCGTATACTCCTTTGATTAACTCATGTAGAACTACTACAAAGTTGACACCATGCGCTCTAATAACGTATGCGCCTTCACCGTCGTCATCAACCCCAGACATACCGATCGCTCCATCAGTCATACCTGATACATTTAAAAGCCCACGAATAAAGTATAATGAGTGCACACTTGCTGTAAATGTCGGGTACATCTCCATTAACTGTGGGTTAATAGCGCGTATCACATCTGAGGCTAAGTGATATATATCCCATGCATTAACAGCTGCTCCTTGCGTAATATAATCTATAAATTGTCTCTTAGATTTATCATCACTTATAAGTTCTTGTATTAGATCAAGGTCTTGCGATTCAATTTCTGATAAATCATTTTCAGGTACTTTATTTTGTTTTTCTTCTTCTTGTTTTTGCTTTTCCCACTCCTGCATCGCACCTGTTAAGTTTGGAGTTTTTATTTGAGCATCGATTTTAATATGACCAGCATCAACAAGATCTTTAATCATCTTATACTCTGGTAGATCTAATACCACGCTCACAGCCGCTTCAGCAAGTTGCTTTTCGTGACCGCGTTCAAGCTGAGATATTTTATTGAAAGCAGCAAATGCTAGACGCGAAACAGTTTGTTCATCGTGAGCTTTTACACCTGTGAGACGCTCTAATTTTGCTACCAATGCATCAAGCTGAGTGCTCATTAACATCTCCATATAACGCTGCCCACGAGCAGACATTTCTGTCGGTAAAACTTTTTCGACATCTTGCTTCTCGTCGTCAATATGCTTTCTATAACTTTGATTAAAAAGACTATCAAAAGACTG